ATCTTCGTTTATATTTTCTTGTACACCATTAATTATTTCTAAAGCTTTTGGTAAAGTTTCTTGAGCTTTCTTAAATGAAGGAACTTTTTTACCTGAGCCATACTCAGATGTAAGTTCTATAAAAGAATCTAATAAAGGTTCTGGTATTAGTGCAGGATTTATACTGAACACTGTCTTTAATGCAGCTTTTAAATCAGCTGGTAGTACACCAGTCTTTGCTCCGCCTACTTGCTTCTTAGCTTTTTTAGCTTGACTCTTCGCAGTGTTTAAACGCTGCACATAATCTTGTTTAGTAAATACATTATCTACAAATGTAAGGAAGCTATCTACTGATTTTTTATTATTAAGATTTACATTCGCAAATCTTTTTGTAATAGCTTTTACTTTAGATTGTGAAATCTTACCAAGATTTTTTCCGAAGCTGCTGATTAAAGCAGCTATGTTTTTCATAGACTTTTTATAAGCAGCTGCTGATTCTCTTGCTGCTTTTGCTTCTAATTTTATTTGGTCCTTTAAAGCAACTCTTTCATTAACTACTACCTTTTTATCTTTTGGTTTTACAAAAGAAGGTATTGCTGCTTTTTTAATTTTAAAACCAAATCTTTTATTTAGTTCGTTTATTAATCTTTCTCTTGATATATCATCAAGCTGTTGATATAATTTAGAATTTTGAAGATAACTAATAGTATTATCAAGAAGAGTTTGTTTTTTTGCAGCTCTTCTTTTCTTTTTGGTTTTACCACCATCGTCACGAGTCTGTTCTCTTTGTTCAGTTTTTTTGACTATATCATCTATAATCTTTTGAACTCTATCTGTATCAGCTGTAACTTCAGGTGTGGCTGGCTCTGAGGGTTTACCTATATATTCATTCGGGGATATACCTTGCTTCTGTGCGTCGCGATTTATCGCTGAGATGATTTTCTTATAAAGGCTTGACCCTTCTTGTTGTTGTTGTATGGCGCTTTGTCTACCATCTGAAAGAATCTGTTGCCTGCTCTTCTTGTCAATAAATCTTGAGTTGATTGCTTTTTTATCTGAGACTTCATAAGTAATATTTTTTTCGTCTAATATGTCTATTAATTTTTCAAGTTTAGCATCCTTGTCTGGGTCACTAAAATCAAAAATGTCCAACAAAGTTAATAAATTATTTGTTTCTGACAAAGTGTATTCATCAATACCTGCTTCTTGCAGGGCTTGAAATGTGCCTTCACTATCAGAAACTTTAATAGTAATTTCATTACCATTATGATTTTCTGCACCGTCCGTAGTGTACTCAGCAGCAATGGAAGACTCTTGTACCTCTGGAGCTAATGCAGCTGTAAGAGCTGCATACTGTGAGGCTTGTTCCAGTGTTGCTTGTTTTAATTTTACAACGTTACTTACCTCTCTAATTTTGGTACCCGCATCATTTACGTAACCGCCTACTGACTCTTCAATTTCAATCTCTACTCCTAAATCATCTGCAATATTTTGAAGTGATTGTTTATACTCTTGATATTGTGGCGACTTTCTTAAACCACCTGCTTCGGTTGTAGACTCTATTGAAGTTTCAAAAAATGGTGCTACGTTTACACTTATTTCCTCTTGCGTTTGCGTCTCAATAGGCTTGTCAACACCTTGGTTTTGGGTTTCACCCTCTTGGGTAACGACCCCTGGGGCGTCTCCTTCTCCCACTTCTGGGCTATCTGGGGTAGATTCTTGTACATCCACCTGCGTTGCGCTTGACTCTTGAATGGCATTGGCTCTTTCGTTTATTTGTTGTTCGGTTGGTTCAAGTATACCTTCAGATATTAGCTGGTCTTTAGCTTGTTCTTTAGCTTCTTCATCATCTAAATCTTTTACATTCTTAAACCTATCTACTTCAGCTGCAGTTTTTTTAGCTGCTTCTATTGCTAATTTAAGTAATTCTTTTTGTTTGTTTTTAACCTGTTCATCAGTAGGTTTTTCTACACCCTCTTCTTGTAATGCTTGTATAGCTTCTAACTGTGTTACAGAAAAATATCTTTCTAAACCATCTGGTAGCTTTACAGTTTCTCCAACATCTGTTTCTGCTTCTTTTACAATAGCATCAAGCTCTTCATTTATTTGTTTTATTCGCTCTTTGTTTTCTGGAGAATCTGGATTCTCCATATTATCTCTTTCTTGAAGTAGCTCAATGTATTTCTTTCTTCTTTCTCCTTTTAAGTTATCAGGTGTTTGCTGATTCAAGTTTGCTTCTTGTCTTCTTTTAGTATATTTTTCTTCAAGAGCTGTGTCATTTTCAATAACAAATTGTGAATCTATTATTTCTTGGTCTGTCATGGTATCAATAGCAGCCTCAACATCTTGCTTACTCATTAACATTTTAGTACCTTTCTTTGTCAGATACCCATAGCTTGGTGGTTTAAAAAAGTTTTTACCTTTACCTACCATGTTATTACCTATATCTGTTAAGCTCATGCCGCTTACTGCAGCGGGTACTGATAATACAGAAGAAGCTTGTCCTGTTATACCTTCAAATCCAATCTCAGCTACATCCATTTCTTGACCCGTAACTGCTCTTGCGGTAGCTTCACCACTTGCTCCACCAACAGCTTCAATACCTGCAGCCTTTAAAGCAGCTCGCGCTTTCATTCCTTTTGTTATAGCTCTATCCGCGGCCTTTGCAGCCTTTATAGTACTACCCCCTACCTTACCTGCAACACCCCTTGTAAACGCATCTATAGTACCTATAACAAGACCTCTTGCCATGGCTTTGTTTCTTATAGATTGCATAGCAGTAGGGTTGCTTAATATTTTTCTTACACCATCTTTGTCAAATTTAAATCCAGCACGGTCAACTTCTTCTTTCATAAACTCAGTAAAAGCCAAACCTGTTTCAAGTGTAGCACTTGCTCCTAAGATGGCACCGTTTATACCACCTCCTAATGCACCTACAGAACCTGCTATAGCACTTCCTATTGGTCCACCTATAGAACCCGCTATTGCACCTGTTCCTCCTGCAACTGTCGCGCCTAATGCAGCACCACCTGCCGCCCCTCCTAACACTTCAGGATTAACCATTGATGCAACTGAGGATACAAATAACTGACCAATGACTGAAGGATTTTGAGCTACACCGAACATAAAACCTAAAACTCCTCCACCATTATCTTCATAAATTCTATTGAAAGATTTCATTTCGTCAGACATACCATAGTTGTCCATGTTCTTAACAGCAGCAATGTATTGTTCTACATCTGCATCTGAAGTTTCACTACCCGAAACAAATAATCTTCGAGCATCATCTATGGTAGCACCTTGACCAAGACCTTGAGCTCCTGCCCTATACATATCACCAAAGAAATCTGTAACTGTATTTTTACCCAGCATTTCTTCAAGCCAAGTATTCTTCTCACCAACATCTACGTTAGCACCAAACTTAGTACCGACAGGTTTATCGGGTAAGGGTTGTTGTACAAGTGATTGATTAAGAGAAGCAGGGTTTAAACGGTTTACACTTCTATTTGGTGAACCCAAAGAACCAGCTCCTTGCGGCGAAGGAGTCTCTTCTGCAGGAGTTTGTGTAGCCGAATCCACAGGCTGTTGAGGACCCTCTCCAGAAAAATCTTTTTTTTTTAAGGGTGTTAGAAACTCCCCAAACTGTTCTTCGCTTTCAAACACACCTTCTGGTAGCATCTCAAACAAATCTTCAGTCCCCTCATCTTCTATAAATTCTTGAAGCTCTTCTACATCTCTAAAGGTTCCCTCTGGAACCATAGCAAATAAGTCTTCTAATATTTTTAATTGAATCTCATTCATTTCTTATAATCCCATTTCTTTTTTGTAATCCAAATAGGTTTTATTTGGATTCTTCTTTTTCCATTCAGGATAAGTAGTCATAAAAGTTTGACCTCCACCCTCTCTGTTTTTATTAGCATCCTCGTTTACTATATTCATAGCTTGAGCAACTGAGTCAGCTAATTGTTCCATGGTTGTATTTCTCTTTGCTCCACCAACATCAACTTTTACTTCTTCCATAATCATCTCACCTGGATTATCAGGGTCTGGAACTGGTTTATTATATATCAGAGTAATTCTATTGCTCTTACCACTACCTGATACATCTATTTTTAAACCAGTGAAACCTGCGTCTCCAAATGCTTGCTTGTCAGCAGCAGACAAGAACCTATTAATAGTCTGAGTTAATACTCTTTGTATTTCATTATTAGTATTACCCGCTGTAGTTTCATCCATACCACCACTAACCTTTAAGTATTCAGCAATTGTTTCTTCTTTACCATCTATCTCAAAAACTTTAGCAGAAGTATTATCAGTAGAAGCCAATTCAACTGCCTCTTCAAATCCTACTTGTCTTTGTTTACCTCTATCACCTAATTCTATGTTATCATTTACTCTTTGTGTTACTTCCGTAGCTGACAAGTCATAACCTTCTTTATCACCGAATGGACTTAAAACATCATACAGAGAAGCTATATCTTCTTGTAATGTAGTTTGTGCTGCAACCCCATCTTTCTCATCATACTCAGTTCTTACTATTCTTATTGGCTCTCTACCGTCAAACTCCACTAATATGATATCATCTGTAATATCTACGTTAGTAATAACTGGATTACCGTTTGCAATATTTTGCTCATTTCTCTGTTGTATAAGCTTGTTTAAACGACCTTCAGAAGATTTTATATCTGGGTCAGTCAACACCACATTTAAATCAGCAAGATATCCATTGATATTTTTATCAAGAGTGTCTTGATTTATTTCACCAGTAGTTTGCGCTCTTTCTTGCTGACCACCAAGACCTGCGTTTACTTTAACCACTGAATCTAACTGAGAATTAATTTGATTCTTAGCTAACCTAATAGCTTCTGCTTCCTGCTCATCAGTTAATGTTACAGTTGGCATTTGACCTTCTCCTGTGTTTACCAATATTTTTTTAGAATCTTTTTTTGCAACATCTGGGTCATCAGTAAAACTAAATCCTAAACCAGCATTTAAAAGATATTCTGCAGCTGCATTTGAATCTGATACTACACCTTTTGCTTGTGATTCTAACCAGTCATCGAATGTCATTTTATTTCCCTGTTCATCAGTAAAGCCTTCACCTTCAACATCATCGAACAACTGTCTAAAATCCTCAATGCTCTTTACATCTTTACCTCCTGATAAAACAGAGTATGAAGTAATGGTTGAGGTTACAACCTCAGCTAAATTATTTGTAACTAAATTAGCTACGTCTTCGTTTAAGTCTCTGGAATTTTCTTGGAAGTTAATAAGGTTTAACATAGAAGCTGGAGTGGTGTAAGCTCCTGGATTTTTTTCACGACTTGGTAGCCTGAATTGACCTTCGTTATCTGGGTCTGGTTCCATTTCAACTAACAATAATTGACCAGTTGCTGGGTCAGACCAAAGCTTTTTATTTTTTGTATTACCAAAACTAAAACCTGTACCTCTAAAAAACTCTTCAAGATTAGAAGCTTCTCCATTTTTAATTCTCTCTATACCTTCTTTATATTTAGCGTCATAGTTTTTAGCATAGTTGCTTAATGCTTTATACCCATCTTTTTGTTGTTGCATTATAAGCATGTAGTCTTTAGGGTCTAATAGACCACGCTTAACTAAATCCATGTTTGCTTGTAATGTGTTTTTTGAAAAGTCAGAACCGTCTATAATTAAACTGTTCATAGATGGAGCTTGTAAGTCAGCTATTTCACTGAGCTTATCCATCGCCGCATTGGTGTCGTCTATTATTTTTTGTTTAGCAGCTGCTCTTGAGTCACGAATTCCCTCTAACCCTTTGGTTAAATCTACCGCAACCTGTCCCCAATTTACCGCTTCTTCTCTTCCTGAATATAAAGAGTATTTATTAGAAGCTGTAGGTTTTTGTGTATTCTCTGCCATAACTTCTAATATCCGTATAATAATTTCTTAAGCTCTTCTAAACCAGTAACAGCTCCAATACTTTCTTGTAAATCTTTAAATCTTGCATCATCAGGATTACCTGTAATAAGCTCTTTAAATTTATCTACATTTAAAGTTTGACCATCACTTACTTGTCTTACTTCTTTTGGAGTTAATTGTAGTTTTCTTAACTTGTCAATCCTTGACTGTCGAGTTAATCCTGTGCCTCCTCCAATTATATTACCGTCGTCATCTTTTTCTATTGTCTTAGCTAAGTCTTCATCGCTTCCAAACCTTGTATCTAAAGTGTTAGCTGCTCTATCTGTTTTTGAAGTACCGAATAAAGGCACTAATTGAGATGCCGACTGTGCAGCTTGTGCGGCGGAAGCAATACCTCCTTGGATACCAGCTGCATAATCTCTACCATAATCTCTTGCTATCTGCGCTGCATCAGCTGCTGCACCAACCTCCATGTCAAGTAATTGTTGGTTTAATTGGTCTTTAGCTTTAGCTTTCATTTTTTGGTTTTCGTACAACGCATCTTGCATACCCGTACGTACAACCTCATTTGCTTGGGTAGCTGCTTGTTGTAAACCACCCATACCTGCTGCTAAATTTCTTGCATCTCCCTGTTGTAAAGCTGCTAAAGCTTGAGCAGCTACTTGTTGGTTTTGTTTAAATTGATTATCAAACGCATCAATAGGAACATTGAGGGTTTCATAAAAGTTTTTCTCAGCTCTTTGTTTGGCTTTTTGCATTAGAGCCTTTTGTTCTCTTATAGCTGTTTTTTGGTCTCTTTTAGCTTTAGCAGCCTGAGCAAAACTAACTCCTGTACCTGCTGCTGAAAGTGCTAATCCTATTGCCGCTATTACTCCTGACATAATTTTAAAACTTTATTTATTACTTTATTTGGCAGCTCCTTATAGCTTACCGCATATATTTCTTTTTCTGCCTCCTCTACTGTTTCTGCTTTTGTGTTATACACACATACCCATTTAGTATCTTCATGAGTATAAAATACTCTTTGTGTTCCAACAACAGTTTGCACAGTGTGCGGTGCACTTAATGTTACTATCTTCCCTGCATCATTTAAAAACGAAACCTTACCTTCAAGTAAAAATGATGGATGGTCTTGCTTATGTATAAACGAAACAATCACATGTCCCTGTGGCATAAATATTTCCCTTGTATATAACCCTCCAGCAAAATGATGCTTTAAAGGGTATCTCTCTTTCATTAAATCCTCTTGAGGTTTTCCAAGTTCATGTGTAGCTGCGTCATCTAAAACAGATATCTGTTCACGAAACTCAGTTATTTTATCCCACAAAATACCTTTATTATAGTGAACAGCATTTAATATATCTTCAGGCTTGTATTCTTGTGTTACCAAAGATTCTTGCATACTGTATACTATTTCAGACAAAGATAATAAATTTCTATGGAAAACTTTTCATCACATTACTTCCTACGGAAAACATCTCAACTGGCGTACTAAGGTTGTTAGATAGTTTAAACTCCATATAGTATCCTCTCATACCATAAGATTCTGCAACAGTATTATTTGTAAATAAAAGAAAATCACCATTGACTGGACCCACTGGAGTAGGTGGTGTAGGAATGGTTTCGTTTACATTAATAGTATTGTTATTCCTGTCAATATCTATAATTGTTCCTGCAACTACTGGAGCTTGCCCATTAACTAAAGTATAAAGCACTGCTCCTACGCTAACAATATTACCTATTGGTTGACCTAAAGTTACAAGTCTATTAGTATTACCTCCTGTAGGTGCTCCCTGAACAGTACCTAAACCATTAGCATAACGTAAAGTAAAATCTGTTACACCATCGAGATGTCTTACGTAAGCAAACCATTCGCCTTCTTTTTGCTCGAAGTGTATTGAATCTACATCGCCTTGACTTAAATCTGTGGTTAAAGTTGTACAGTCCCACACCTCGTTACTTTCAAACGAAAGTGTTTTAAATAATTTAATAGATAAAGTTGGCTCTGGATTAAAAACACTCGTTATAGTTGAAGCGTTTGCTGGGTCAGTGCCAGGAACTCCATAGTATTCGTTTCTATTATCATTAGTATTATGGCGATAAAGATTACCTCCTTTAAACGTATACAGGTATGCGTTCATTCCAATAATATATTCAGGGAAAAATGAATAGAATGAAGGCCACCCCTGATTGTCAGGATGGTATGTTAAAGTATATATGTTCGAAGAATTTAAAGCCATATTTTTATATTAATATACATGATGAACCACTACACTCTGCAAGTGATGTAATATTATTTTGCGTTCCTACTTGCATTATACGGAACGTACCTGTTGCTGTATTAGTGCTTGATGCTGCGTAAGCATACCACCCACTTGTTAAAGTGCTACCTGATATTGTATCACCTATTTGTACGTTTGCATAAGAGGCATTATTTGTTGTACCTCTTGGAACACTAATATTGTAATTGTTATTACAAAATACATTACAAGTATTACCTAATGCACTCATGTAAAATATTGTTGTTGGTGGAGTACAAGTGCTTATAGTTGCAGCTCCCCCTATACCAATAGTCATGTAAGTATTTACTCCTCCCGCTGAGCTCAAGTAATATATGCCTGCAGTTAAAGGATTATTACCAGCTGAATCTGAATATACTATATCTCCATTTACTGGATAAGTTCCTGAGCCATCGTGATAATAAGTTTGTCCTGTAGCTGGAGCTGAGCCACCATCACAAATAGGACTAATAGATGATTGAAGTACTGATGCGTTAAACGCTGTATATCCGCCTGTATTAGTACACGCTGTTGACGATACTACAACACCATTTCTTATCCCTAATGCTGTTGTACTGTTAACTATTATGTATCTTAATGCTGACGTATCATTTACATAGTTAGCTCCATTTGCATCTGTAAACACCCAGTTTCCTACCTCAGGTATTGAGTTACTATCTTTTGTAAAAGGAGCTGTAGTGCCAGTAGCATTACGCGCAAAGAAGTATTGAGTAGTATTAGAGGTACAGTTAGTGACAGTTTGTAAAGATGAACCACTAAAAGCAGGAAGTTCAACAGGACACAGTATTTCCCATCTAAAAGCTGTCCCTGTCATTGGAGCAAAAATCTCTACTTGTACTGCAGAAACAGTAGCAATTGTTTTTGGAACCACCATTGTAAATACAGGAGAATTTGTAGGAGTAGAGCTATCATCTGCAAACCCAACTTGATTTGTATTAACAGTTATCGTTCTTGTCCCCCCAGTGGCCACATAATTACCATTTACTAAATTATATTCAGCTATATTATTATAGGTTCCACAAAGTAAATTGTTTTCATTACCTACGTATGATGGTGTATTTGCTTGTGGAGGTTGCTGATTGACACCCGCATAATCCACAGCACTATCATTACAATCTTCTAATGTAACACCGTTGTGATTATATTTAGAAGTTAATCTGTTAACAGGAGTATTATTCCAAGTAGCCACAATACCATCAGGTATACTTGTAGTTGCATAAATATATATAACAACAGCTCCAGTGTTTAAACTACCTGTATCTATAATTGAATTAAAATAACCAGGGTCACTCGAAGATGCTGATAATCCTTGTCCACATGGTTCAGCACATTCTTCACAAGATTGTGCATTTAAAAGCACACCGTTTATTTGTTGCCTAACTATTCCATTTTGTGCATACCAACCGTCAGCAGCTACTTGTGTAAGAGCTGCATCATCGTATATAGTGGTTGCGTTTGAAAAATTCAACCCATCAAAATAAAATGTTCCGTACGTTACTGCCATATTAACAACTATCTTTTTCTATAATCATTCCTAAACTATTGACTCTAATATACTCATTTCCTGTTATTTTGTAATAACCTGCTGGTAAATTATTAATTCCTTCTCCAGGAGCATTACCTGCGCATTGAGCATCTTCGTAAACCAAATCATATAAAGCTATACTACCACTTCCCGCAAAGTAAAACGTTTGTGTAAGAGGTTGATTACATGCAATTGATTTAGTATTTTGTCTTGTGCTTGCTTGAAAAGACGTACAAGGAATCGTACATTCACAGCATGCTTCAGCTGCAGACGTATCCGAGTAACATAATTTCTGAGCTGATGTAAATCTAAAATCATATATCAAATATAAATATTGATTATTTGTCGGTAAGGTAAAAGCAGGTGTTGTGGTTGGTCCTACCGTTGCCTCTCTTATATTTGTGCCTGTTGGATTTGAAACTAAACTATTAGGTATAGGAGTAGCCGCAGCTAACATTGCAGCTACATCTGTTGTATTGTTTGCATATAAAGTGTTTGTCGATAAAAACTTAAAGTTATCATTTGGATATTTCCAATTGTAATCATCTAAAGCTTTTTTGTCTACACGCATGTTTAAACTTGCTCCATTGTATGGATATACTCCAACAGAACGAACACCTGTTTGGCCTTGGAAATAACTAAACACATCTGGATTTGAACCCATAGTAATTTGGTCAGTGTCTATCGGGCTTATAGTTTGAGAATCACTCCATCCATATTCTACATGAATTAAACTTCCACTATCTATATTTGAATTAATAACACATTTATATACTGTAATATTTAAAGGTGTAACACAAGTTGGATTAACACTAAAGGATGCTGTTTGATTATTTTGAGGTGTTACCGTCACAACAGCTGTAGTTGGGGTATTAGCTGTTTTTGAAATAGTTATGCTACCTCCAGATGTAACAGCTCCTGAAGAAACTATTGTACCGTTCCAGTTTATTTGAACAACTACAGTTCCTGATGTTACTCCATAGTTAACCACGATGTCGCCTATAATAGTTCCAAAATCTACAGTATAAGTAACAGCTGAAGAAGCATTGTTAGTGTTAAATTCTGAACCACATTCATATACAACTGGTGGGCGTGGAACTTCTTTGTCGTTAGTAGATAATACATATTCATCCATGTAAGGGTCATACCCTCCTAACTTTTGTGTACCTAAAGCTAATTGAAATTCATCTCTAAACCATGAACGCATACCTTGGTCAGATATAACTTCCAACTGGTCATTTGTAGAATTTCCAACAAGTCTTATTACAGCAACTCTTTTTACGTCTGTGAAATAGTAACTATTTCCGTATACCGCAAAACTTTCAGGGTTAAAGCTTATACCATATTCTTCTGTTCTTGCTATCTGAGTCCCTAAAATTGTAGGTGAAGAAACAATTGCACCACCACCCGTAGAGTCACTTATTAAATTTTTTGACGCAAGCACATAACTAATTTTATCTTCTTGCAATGTAAGGATATCTGTTTCTCTGGCATATAAAGTTCTTACTGGACCAAATGAAGTTTCTAATTCTTTAAAATTAGCTAAGCTTAAATTAAACTCATTTAAATTATTTACACCAGCATTACTACTAAACACACCACTATAAGTTAAATCTGCAAACCTGTGAGCTTCTTTAAAGTCTTGCTCTGATACAGCTAAAGTTCTCTGGCCCATTGTTAAAGCTCTTCCTGCTAAATCATCTTTTATTTTAAAACTTTCTACACCATTGGCAAAAGTATAACAGTCAATAAAAGGTAAAGTAACAATGGCTGGCTGTGTTGTTGTTTGATTTTGGTCTCCATCCGCACTACCTGCCTGATGTAGGTAATTACCAGTGTTGTCTCGTATTATAGGATAAGACTCGGACGCATCGTAGAATATGTCTGGATTTGCATCCTGTGGTTCTGTTTCAAAAACAATCATAGTGTTTGCTCTTGTTACAACTATTTCCACACTAACTGAAACATTTCTTCTTCTTGAGAAAGGTTGGAATCCAGCGCATCCTTGCTTCTTTGTTTTAACAACCAAACCTAAAGGTGAGTTGACATCATTCACAGTATCTTGAACAAATTGAAAGAAAACAGAATCATCACCCATACTCGCTCCGCTATTATCAGTACAAGTCACCCCAGGTACCCCTTGTGAGAAAAGACCCACTGCTGTTTTGTTTACTACTTCAATATTGCCATCAGCTTGTATTTTACCTGGAGAAGCATTTGCTGGGTTTATTTGGTCACCTATCCACCATCTTCTGAAGTCGGGGTAAGTACTGGTAGAAAATAAAGTTTGTTCCCATTTCCATTCAAACCCTTCACAAGCACTTCCTCTTGCGGACCTCTTAATTCTAATCTTAATGTCAATAGAAGAGCCAGCTGGAATATCATAGTTGGTATTCACACCATTTTGGTCAGTTGTAAATAGTGGATATCTTATTCCATGTTTACAAGTTCCGTCATCTCCCGTACCAGTTACCTTTCTGTCTCCAGCATCTATTACTGCATCATCTGGTATAACTGTTGTAAAACCAGATGGCTTGATTTCCATATACAAGCCAGGTAATTGATTTGTGCCTTGACCCATACCTTGGTCATCATTTAAAAAATCTCTCGCCTGAGCTTCTACATTTAATACTTTTGCTTTTACTACTTGACTAATAGGGCCATCGACATCTGTTTTTACAATTAATGTGTCTCCTGTCTTAACTTTATTTTGGTTATCTCCTTCTAACTTAAAATATGTAACTTGTGAAGTTTGTACTGTATAATAAAAATTAGAAAATATAGTTTCATAATTACCTTTACTTGGCTTTACTACAAACTTATATCTCTGCGCCCATGATGGAGCATAACTTTCTACCGTAGCTTTTATACTGTTTAAATTAATACTGTTTGCGGCAGGCACACTGATAGTATTAAAGTTTGAAGTTAAAACTGTAGAGGCTCTCCCGTACTCATCTAAATAAACTATTCCTGTAGCAAAGTCTCTATTGCTATGTAATGAACCAGTGTTTGATGCGGTTGATAAAACCACACTACCAGTTGAAATCCTAAAATACTCATACAAGTCTGTTTGAGGCACAGCTGGTGGACCTGAGCTTGCAGCGCTAATAAATTTCATTGCAATAACTTGTAGTCCAATCGTATTACTACCTGGAGAGGCTGTAATAGGCCATCCTTGTTGAGCGGTTGAGCTTGTTACCCCACTTATTTCTTTACTAAATGTACATACTTGAGATGGTTTTACCAAGTCATTATTAAACCTGTCGGTTAGCGAACCACCTTGAGAAGCATCAGCCATAGGCTGAAAGTTTACATTTATTTGTGTTCCTATTGCATCCCTAAAGTCAGGGCCAATAGCCAAATCATATACACTTGAATAATTTTGAGTAAGAGCTACTGAGAATTCAAATGTTATAACACCATTAGTAAATAAGTTATTCTCTGTAAAACAATCTGTAGTAGTTGTACCTCCTATTGAAGCGTGCTCTATAGTTATACTAAAATTAAGAGTAGAACCTTGTTTTAGTAAATTAGATACAGAACTTAAATCAAAATTAATTTTAGCATTTGTAGCTGTCACCGTATTGCTTGGGTCTATTGTATAATTTACACCATTAACAATTGTAGGGTCATCAATTTCTATAAAATCTACATTTTTTGAAACTAACTCAGTGTCATAATTTATAGCTATCTCTTGGTCATTTTCATTTGTAATATTATAACCATCAACATAGTTGCCATATATCAAACGATTACCCATTATAGTTAGAGCTTGTGCTTTTTTGGGAACGTTATCATATAATCTGCCTAACTCATCTGTTCCTAATACAGAGTATATTTTACTATTGTTAAATTGAAAAGTTTGAACAGCATCGTCTGCCCACCCATTTTCTAATTTGTTAAATCTTTCAATTACATATATATTGTTACTATTAGTGTCTTTAAAAAGTAAATCAACTTCTTTAACTCTTTCGCTACCAGTACTAAAAGAAACATTAACAGCATTAAATCTGTTACTCATTCCTTCGTTGTTGTAATTTTTTACACTAAACTTAAAAGGTCCTGTAGAAAAAGCAGGTAATGAAAATAAAGATATAGCACTGTATTCATTGTTAGAATATCGGTATCTATAAGCAAAACACAAGAACCTGTCTTCTATATAATTTTCTGAACTATTAGTTAAGGATAAACCTGTAGTTGTAGGCGCAGGTAAAGGAATATCTGCTGTTGGTGTAGTGCCTGGGATAAATTCATACCCTGGTGGTTTTACAATAACACTAATATCTTCTTCTACTATTTGGTCTACACCCCCTACAGGAAAGTCGTAAGAGTGAGTAATGTTTATTTTTCTTGGTGGATTAAAATTGTCTGTAAAAAATAATAAGTCTTCTATTTTTTCTACACCCGTAACTAAATACTTAGGGTCAAAATTTAAAACACCAAATGTAATTACATGGTATCTTAATGTATCATCATTAGTGTTGTAAGATAAAATTAAATCAAGCTTTGTGTTATTACCTGTATAGTTATTATCGTGAACAAACCAATATAAAGTTTCATTAGCGCTATCTTCATACGCACCAAGACATACAGCTGTATTAGAAAGAGCAACATTGTTAAACTCTAAAGTTGTAAGCTGAGTATTACCTCTACTATTTTCAACCGCACCAATTTCAGTAGTTTCCGTAGAACCAAGGCGTACGTTCATTGCATCGACGTATTCTCCAGGAGGGAGAAGTCTCTCGTCCACGGACTTATTCATTCGTCCTTTAATAAAATTCGTGGTTACTATTGGCATACTACTTTATCCATTTATCCTGACCTCTTAAGTTCATTAAGAGACGACCAGGATGTATATTACTTAATCTTATTTTAGCATTTCTTAATAAAGAAGACTTGTCTTTTCTTGCTCTATTAACAATGTACTCTTGCACTCCTAATCTGCTATTCAAAATAGAATATTTAATATATGCGTAGATATATTCTTCAAACAATTTGTTTACACTCACTCGCGCATCGTTTCCGCCTTCCATTCCATCTGAAACATATTCTAATACAATTGATGCGTCACCTCCCATAGAACTAAAGTTAATAACGCCAGCTCTTTTGTCTACTGTAAATGTAGGGTTTATGTTAGCAGTTTCAGTGTTTAAACCAAATCTTGCGCCAACAGAATAATCAAAATACCATACCCCATCCACACAAGTTCCTTCACAACCATGAAACATGCTGTTGTCATTTAAGTAAATACCTACTCTTCCCCTACTTAAATCTACTTGTGAATCTTCAGGTCTTAAAGCATTACCGTCTTGGTCAAATAATATTCTACTTTGATTGTCTTGTAAGTAAGCATTACTCCAATTAGTTTGTATGTTCTCACTTAAAGGATAAAGAACACCATTTCTAAATTGAGAAATGCGCACCCAATTCACATAGTCTGAAGGTAGAATAAACCTTGAGTTGTTTCCGACATCTAATTGCAATATTTTTATTTCTTTCATAGCATCGTAATTCAACTCTTGAATACCACGCTTTGCATAAAATAAAACTTGAAATCTGTTAATATTATTAATCAATTCATGATTACCCTGATACATCAACATAAAATTATTTACTATGTCCTGTAAAGATATATACTGGTAAGAACCCCAATTTGCATCTTCAGGGTTTCCTCCATTATTTGTGTAATATTGATATTGATTTATATATGTCATCTTAGCTTGTTTCTTGTGTATCTGTTAATTCTTCTGTTTGTCCAAATTTATATACCGCATCTTCTCTAATTTCTATACCTATGTATTGACAAATTTTTGCAACCAAGTTTGGCTCATCAGAGGCAGGTAATTCAAAACTTTGATAATCTGCTGCAGCTGGATTAAATATAGGGTCTTGTCCAGATGTAGTTAGATAAGTCCAGTTAGGGGCGACAGGATACCTAATATACTGTGCTTGTATCGCTCCACCTTGAGTTATAGTAGTAGGGTATACTGATATGGTATTACCTAAAACACCAGGAGTTACGTTAGAGCTTGCACCACCTAAAACATAAGCAGGATATTGCGTAGTAGGATAAGTAAGATTAGAGCTCGTTAAATAAAATAATTTATTTTGATTTACTCTTTCGACTTCTGTAATATTATACTGGTCATATATATTATACGCTTCTGCGTTAGCCATAATATTTTCGCTAATAACTAAAGTAGTGTTATTTGTTATAGCGGTAATGTATGCAGAAGTATTGTCAGTGGTATTTGTTATTATGTCACCTACCGCTACAGAAGTTGTAAAAGTTTGATTCGCATCAATTAACTCATAACCATTTACTCCTGTTGTTGTTCCGCTAACTTTTATTGTTGGATAGTAAAATATTTTATTTATCAAATAATAGTCTGCGGGTAAATTATATTGATTGTTTACGTTAGCTACTGGTTGTGCTAAATAAGCTGTAGCTGAAAACGTATCTATTACTTCTTCTAAGTTTTTGATTATATCAGCGTATCCTGTACCTGATGTTCTTGCATTTTCTCTATTTATCCAATTATTATATTGATAAAAATAATCCTCAAACAAATCCATTTGAGCTTGTAAACAGTACAAATTAAAATCTTGTGGGGATATATACCCATAATTATTTTTATTAGCAATAGCCAATACTGTATTTCTTACTGAATTTATCATGCGAGATTCTTTTTACAAATATAAGTAAAAAAAAAAGAGGCTTAATTGTTTAAGCCCCTTTCATAACTTTGATTAAGAGATTAGTTTGACCACTCTTCCTCAATCTGTCCTACAGCTGTAATAGCGTATTTAGGTTGTAGTAAGTACATTGGTTTAGTCCAAGCTGTAGAAAGTGCATTTTCAATCTCATCTACGATGCTATTTAATTGCTCTTTCGTTTTAGCTGCATCACTTGCGCCTGAAGCAACAAGTTGGTAGCCTAATACCTCTGAAGCGCCAGTAGCACCATGACCTTTAATATTAGTCAAAATCTGCACTTGCGTATCAGCACCTACTTCAATACCTAAAATGGAATTGATAGGAATTATATGGTCAACACCATCAACCTCTACTTTTAAAAATTTAAGCATAGTTAAAAAATTTAAGGGTTAAACAATACCTCAAAGATACAAATCCTTATTTATCTTTCTTTAGCCTTTTTTTCAGAAGCTTGTATGTTTCTAAACCATCATCATCTTGAAAATATGAAGCCACTATGTAATAGTGATCTTCACCAAATGGCACTGATAATAATTTTCTTTTGTTTTTTGGTAAGTTAAAGAAAACATCTTTACCATTGTTTTTCAAAATTAACCAAGTGTTTGTAAAAAACTGAACTACATCACCGTAAAGATCTAATTGAGGATCTTGTACTGTTTCAATAAATTCTTCTGGTGCTTGCTTTGCATACAACATAACATCTCTTCTTAATTCAGCAGTTGTCATATTATCTGCCGCTGCACCCATAAGAACTCTACATACTGTAAGTAGCTTATCTCCTTTCAATTCTTTAGCCATAATCTGAGCTTCTAATCCTTGTTCTACATACGCAAGCTCAGCAGCTGCATCTCTTTCTCTATTTATTTCTTCAAACACTTTTCCGTTTGACGGATGATAATAAAGAAATTTTTGTAAAGTTTGGTTAGACTTCTGTACTTGTAACATTCCATCCTCAAACACTATTGGTTCAAGAACAGCATTACCGTCTTGCTCATCTTCAAAAGGTGACTTTTGGTTTCTCGCATAACGTAAAGGCCTGTTAATTCCTTTATCTTCATCGAACCATAATAAGGGTGATCTTGATGTGTGGCGTGAAGCTAACATGTATGTTAGCGGTGCCGTATCGCCTAATAGTCTATAGGCTTTGTGGGTATATTTTTCTTTTTTTTTCATTGTATTTAATTTTAATTTAATTTATAAAAAATATCAGGGGAGTAATGTAACTCCCCTAATATTAGTTTTTACTTCTTATGCACTTTGGAATAAGAAGAAGTTGTTTGCGCCTAATACACAAACTGCTCTTTCAGTTAAGAAATTAACTTCCATCGCGTCTAAAGATGAAGTTCTTGCTCCACCAGCAGAACCAGTGATCCAAGTTTTATATCTTCTATCTTCAGCTTCTGAAGCTCTATATCTTACGTGTAAGAAAGGTCTCTTAGCGTTTTTACCTAAGATTTGATCGTAAACAGAAGTTGAACCTGCTGGTACTAATAGACCATTGATTGCTCCTGCTACTAATCCACCTCTCATTGTAGGATCATTTAGATACTTCCAATCAGACTTATAGAAGTCATAACCTCTTCTAAATCCAGAGAATCCAAGATTTAAAGCCATTTCTTCGTCATTATCAAATAGACCATAAGATGTACCACCACCTCCGTAAGAGTTTTGTGTTGATAACATATCGTCAATATCAAATGAGAATTGTCTATTTACAAAGATTACGTTTTCTTCGATAGCTCCTTGCTTGTCTAATCTTTGAATAATAGAATCAAAGTCTGCTAATGATGTTGGGTTTCCACCACCATATACATTACCTCTGTTTCCTACTTCAAAGAATACACCTTTAGAACCACTTAATCCAGCAACAGATGCACCAGCACCAGTTCCTTGTAAGAAGTCTCCTGCACCAGAAGCTGCTTCAGCTGGAACAGCTTCAATCATTGCTGTTTCCATGTAATCCTCAAATCTTAATCTTGTATCATGCTCAGACTTTAGATACCATAAGTAACCACTTACACCATCTTCTCCGCTTACTTCAACCCAACCAATTTGAGCCATATCAGAACCAGATACTGAATATTTATCTTTAATGATAATTGGTTTATTATCAAAAAATAAATCATCAGAATCTAATGATCCAACCATACCTTCAGTTCCTTTTGCAAATTCAGAACCGTAGATAAATACGTCACAAGCAACACCTGCTGCAACAGCCTGACCAGCCGCTTCATAATAAGCAACTGTAAATGTGTTAGGATTAGCATTTGTAGGTCCAGACGTTACAATCGCTTTGTTTGTAAGGTTAGAACCAGGAGTGTTATCCGAGATGAATACAGTTTGTCCTACTCTCAATACATTCTTCGCATCTTTAGATGTGTTAGGGTTAGCTAACGCAGGATTGAAGTTTGTAAGGTTGTTAGGAATTGTCCAAACTGCACCAGAGTCTACACCTGCAGCAGCTGCTGATGTACACGCTTTATATTTAATATGCAATCTTCCTTGCTCTGCCCATTTAATAAGGTCAGAGTTAGAAGGCATTTCTGCTCCTACCATACGTAGGAATGAACTAATGCTTCTATTACCATATCTTTCAAATTCTTTCTCGTAAGTATCTGGTAGATACTGATTCAAGAAATCAAAATCTTTGATATAATTCGTTTCAACAGGAACCTGTTGAGCTGAAGGTTGTAAATCGAAGCCAGGGCTAATATTTACTGCCATAATTTAAAATTTTAATTTGTTAAACTTTTTTAATACTTCTAATTTTAAGTCCTCTTCCGCTCGAAGTATCGCCAATCGCTTTTATTTTTAAACTATTTTTTGTACTTAATTGCGGGGCTCTACGAACATCCATATTGATATTCTTAGACTTTTTTGCTACATTGTCTACCGTTGCAGCAACACCCTGCTCGTAAAAAAACTTTGCAAACTTTTCAGGATTCATGGCAACAGACATAGCTTTATGAAAAGCTTTTGCATCACCAATCAAACCTTCTTCTGTTAAAAATGAACCTAACCATTTGTTAACATCTGATTGTTTGCTTTTTAATTCTTCAGCAGTGCCTGGTTTATAATTAATTTTTTTATCGTCAGATACATTGAACTCAAAACCTTTGAACTCATTGTTGAATACTTCACCTGTACGCTTTTTAAAATAATCATAAGCCTTAGCTTGGCGCTCTTTTTGAGAATCCGATTCCTTAATATAATTCTTGTAAGCATTAAGGTCTTTTTCTTGATCTTCAGATAATCCACCCCCACTTGACTCAAGAGGGACTTTATACTTATCTTTCTGTTCGTTAAAAAATTTCCTCGCTTTTGCAAGTTCTCTTTTCTTAGCTAACTTTTTCTTCTTAATATCTTTGGGTTCATCTTCTTCTTCATTGAATCCGAATTTGTCCTCCATAATATCTTGAATATCAATAGCATCAAGACCTTCCTCTTGTATACCATAATAGTCAGCTAAAACAGAATCATCGTCCATAGCACCATAGTCTTTTTGCAATTTAGCAAAGTCCTCAATGCTACGGCCTGTCTCTTTTTTATAATCAAAATATAACTTAACATCTTCAGGTAATTCTTCATTAGCTTCTTTCGTAGCAAACAATTCATCAACTGAATTTATTTCTTTGTTATATCTTTCATTAATATAAGAAAGAACGTGTTCGTCATTTAACTCTGACGAGGGAGTTTTTTCTTCAGCAGGCTCTTCAGTCTGCGGCTCAGCTTCTTCTTGCTGAGATTTCGTTTCTTCAACCTCTTCTACTTTTTCAGGTTGAGTTTCCTCTTCTTGCTCTTTATTATGTTTTTCTAATAATTGAGCTTCTATTTCGGCTTTTGATTTTTGAGTGTTGCCATCCACTTCTTTTACTTTTATTTCCATTAGATTAAATTTTTAGACAAAATTAAACAATAATTTATTATATATTTTAAGCGGTTTTTAAATGATTAAATAAGCTTTTTCCAAGTTTTTCTCCGACAATTTTATCGGATTCATAATGCACTCTTGCAAGTATTCTACTTTTAGAAATATTTTGCGCAGCTTGCATTAATTCTTTTTCCATTTCTGGATATAAGTCGGTTAACACTAAAGCCACTAACATAGATTGTGCCGAATGTCCTGAAGGAAACGCAGGAGTTTTTGCGCTTTTCATATCATGATAAGACAAATCTATATTGTATACTTTAGCTAATTCGTTTGGTCTCTTTCGATTGTGATAGTCTTTGATTTTTAAAATCACTGGTTGAGATTCTGTAATTAAATCTTGCACTAACTTATCTGGAAACTTTCTGGTTCTATTGTTAAACAAATTTTTAAATGTTTTGTAAACATTATCATATTTGTTTGCAAAGTTTGAATCTACAGGTGTGCGCTGAAGCTTTTTAATTTCTCCTAAAGCTTTGAGGGAAAAATCAGAAGGATAACTAACATCTTTATATTTAGAAATGTTAAAGTCGTCAAACATTTTTACCGTGGATCAAATTCAGCTAAATCAAAACCATCCAAAGAATCTTCATTAGACTCAAAAGTTATTGGAGGTAAGTTTCTTTTACGTTGTTCTATTAATCTTGATTGTTGTGTGTTAGCCATAGTAATTCTATCAGCTTTACCTTTTTCTTTTGCAGCCTCCCTTTGATCAATTTGTGATTGTTCAATACCCTTTAACTGCATATTAAATGCAAACTCCTTCTCCATCAACATAGATTTTAATTGAGCTTCATTATTCATTTTTTCAATATCCATAGCTATTTCAGCTTGTTTTAACTGCATAGCATTTTCCATTTCCATCATTTTTTTCTGTTGTTCAGCTTGAGCCTGAGCCATAATATTTTGTTGTTGCTGTTCAGCTTGCATAGCTTGCATTTGCATTGCTTGCTCCTGTTCAGCTTGTTGTTTCTGTTTACGCTTTAGTTTTAGTAATTGATTTGCTTGTTTTAAATTATGGATCTCTCTTATGTCCAAAGCATCTTCTAAGTTTATATCATTTTTGGAAAGAGCCATTTGTATATTTGCTTCTAACATAGCTTTCTCCTCTTCGTCAGGCATAAGCTCTAAGAAAATACCAAAATCATATAAATATAAATTTTTAATATCCTCAAGAATATTAAGATTATACTTACCGATTTGCATTGCAAATTGATCTTTGAAGTCTGCATATTCTAAAACATCTGCTGTTCTCAA